ATACTGTTCATAAGATTGTTGTTTTCCTGAAGAATTACCCATATGTAAATAGTAATTTTTATATATTTATATGGATTTCTAAAAAGAGTACATGTATGATAAAATTTTCATTAAAAATAACTTATTCAATATTTTTAAAATTTGTGACATACATGTACTTTACATTTGTTTGGAATTTTTTATTAGATCTTTTATTTTTTTGAGAATTTTTAAGTATTTGCTATTATCTGATTTGCTATATATAATAAGCAATTTATCTTTGATGAATTTGTACTTTTCCTCATGTTTTATATCTTCTAATATTTTTAATTGGTTATCATCACAATACAACAAAAGAACTTCGGTATTGTCTTGGATTAATTCTGAAGAAAGCGAACCTATATCTTTTTCTTTCCATGCATCATTTTCAAATATTTTGCATTTGTTTTCAATAGTATACTGTATATTATTATTTTCTGGGAACTCTTCGTCAAAATGTTTCTTTTGTATATACAATGGAATTGTATTTTCTCCACTTGTTAAAATTTTCAAAATATCATTGTGTGTAATATGATCAACTCTTTCTGAACCTATGTTATTGATAATAATTTGATTATGATTTGTAATGTTTGTATTTTGAATATTATTGATTGTATTGTTTGTATTGTTTGTATTGTTTGTTATATTTTGTATATATGGTCTTCTAGCATGTACAATACTTCTTGCTTTGCACTTATCTGTTTTAATATGTCTTGACTTTGCAGCTCTTGTTGTAAAAGAAGTCATGCATCTTGAACAAGTTAGTTCATCTACACCTTTGCATTTAATTTGATGATTTAATAAATGTTTCTTAGTTTTGTAAACCTTATTACACTTAGAGCATACATTTTGTTCGCTTGGGCTAACATTTTGTTCGCTTGGGCTAACATTTTGTTCGTTTGGGCTAACATTTTGTATTTTTGGGCTAACATTTTGTTCGTTTGGGCTAACATTTTGTTGATTTTGGGTATTTTCATTATTTTGAACTTGTTTAGTATGTTTGTTATCATAATGACGCCGTAAATTATATTTTCTATTCGAAAAGTAATTACAAATTTTACATTGAAACATAATAGTTTTTGAGTATTACTCGTTTTATATATATTGTAGTAACATATTAATTATTTATATACTCTCATATAAGACCATATTTTACTCATTTTAGTACCCTCTCTCCCCCTCCTCTGTTCCATGACTTCCAAGAAAAATGTCTTTTTTCTGTTTTTATATTTTGAAACATTTTGATTTCATTGACATGATATGATAAGAAAAACAAAAACAATATATTAAGAAAAACAAAAACAATATATATATAAAAATCTGGCATTGTAGTTGGTAAAAAGAGTACATTTCTTATTATTTTTGAAAATTTCATGACGGTTTTATATTTTTCTAATTTTTTTGAAGAAATGTACTCTTCTTTAATTTTGAACACATTTTATAACTTCCTTTATTTTTGATAGAACTGTATTATACTTTTCATTATCTGTTTTATTGTATATAATAAACAATTTATTTCGTATGTGATCATACTTATCAGTATCTTGGATCTCGTTCAATAGTTTTATTTCATTGTTGTCACAATACATAAGAAGCACTTCTGTATTGTCTTTCATAAGATTGGTAGACAATAGACCTATATCTTTTTCTTGCCAACAATTGTCTTCCAATACTTGACATTTGTTATCGTTTGTATATTTAATATTATTATTTTCTGGAAACTCTTTGTCAAAATGTTTCTTTTTGATATACAATGGCACAGTGTTTGTACCAGATTGTAACATCTTGATAATTTCCTCATGTGAAATATGATCTATTCTTTCAGATCCAAAGTTGTTGATAATAATCTGATTGTTGTTTGTTACACAGTTATTATTTTGTATATTGTTATTTGTAATAGTATTATTATTTGTTATGTTTTGAATATTTGGCGTTCGAGCGTGTATTATACTTCTCGCTTTGCATTTGTTTGCTTTGATATGTCTCGATTTATGTTTTCTATTTGTAAAAGAAATCATACATCTAGGACAAGTAAGACTATCAACTTTATTACAAACTTTTTCATGATTATTCAAATGCCTTGTAGTTTTATAAATTTTATTACATTTTGAACAAGATAAAACACATCGGGGGACATTTTGTACTTTTGGGGAGACATTTTGTACATTTGGGGAGACATTTTGTACATTTGGGGAGACATTTTGTACATTTTTGGAAATTTCATTATTTTGGGTTTTTGATAAATGTTTGCGATCGACATGCTTTTGTAAATTATATTTTCTATCTGAAAAATAAGCACATAACTCGCATGCAAAAATAGTCATTTACTACTTTTGCACAACTTTATTTATAAAATGGTGAGAAATTAATAACATCAAATACTACACAAACACACCATATTTACTACTTTTTGACCCCTCTCTCCCCCCTCCGTTCCATGACTTCTAAGAAAAAGTATTTTTTATATTTTTAATTTTGAACACATTTTATAACCTCTTTTATTTTTGATAGAACTGTATTATACTTCTCATTATCTGTTTTATTGTATATAATAAACAATTTATTTCGTATGTGATCATATTTGTTAGTATCTTGGATCTCGTTCAAGAGTTTTATTTCATTGTTGTCACAATACATTAGAAGCACTTCGGTATTGTTTTTCATAAGATTGGTAGACAGTAGACCTATATCCTTTTCTTGCCAACAATTGTCTTCCAATACTTGACATTTGTTATCATTTGTATATTTAATATTATTATTTTCTGGAAAGTTTTTGTCAAAATGTTTCTTCTTGATATACAATGGTACAGTGTTTGTACCAGATTGTAACATCTTCATAATTTCCTCATGTGAAATATGATCTATTCTTTCAGATCCAAAGTTGTTGATAATAATCTGATTGTTGTTTATAGTTTCAGCATTCTGAATATTATTTGTTGTGTTATTTGTTATGTTTTGAATATTTGGTGTTCTCGCATGTATAATACTTCTAGCCTTACATTTATCTGCTTTTATATGCCTGTTTTTATTATTTCTATGTGTAAAAGAAATCATACACTTTGGACAAGTTAGATTATCAACCTTTCTACATTTCAAATCATGGGTTTTTAAATGTTTTAAGGTTTTATAAATCTTATTACATTTTTTGCAAAAGAATTCATTAAGGATGTCATTTTGTCTATTTGGGATGTCATTTTGTCTATTTGGGATGTCATTTTGTCTATTTGGGATGTCATTTTGTTCATTTTTGGAAAGTTCATTATTTTGGGTTTTTGATAAATGTTTGCGATCGACATGCTTTTGTAAATTATATTTTCTATCTGAAAAATAAGTACAATACTCGCATGTAAAAATAGTCATTTACTACTTTTTCACAACCTTCTTTATGAAATGGTTAGAAATTAATAATATAGAATACTACACGACCACACCATAATTACTACTTTTTGACCCCTCTCTCTCCCCCCTTCCTCCCTAAAAGAAAACAAAAATAAAGAAAGTTTTTTGATTTTAGATTGCAAATTATTGAAAATTTTTCACCTTTGTAGATATAATTTTAACTTCATTTGACTTTTGATTTTTTTGTTTCTTTTGAATAGTTTTTTTGATCACTTCTTTGGTTTTTGATTCGATTTTGGTTGTTTTATTGTTTTTGCCGCCAATTGTTGACGAAGTTTTAACTTCATTTGACTTTTGATTTTCCGGTTTCTTCTGAATAGTTTTTTTGATGACTTCTTTATTTTTTGGTTCGAGTTTGGTTGTTTTATTATTTTTCCCTCCAATTACTGACATAATTTTAACATCATTGTGTTTTTGATTTTTGGGTTTCTTTTGAATAGTTTTTTTGATAACTTCTTTGGTTTTTGATTTTCTACCTCCATTGAACCTTCCTCTTTTGTTCTGATTTTCTGTTGTTTCTACTATTCTGTTTCTTTTTCTTCCTCGTGGTTCGTTTTCTATCATTACAACAAGAGTACTCTTTATCTCTTGGACTTGTTCCAATAATTTTTTATACTTATCTCGTATTCCTGCAATATCTGTCTTTATTTTTTCAGTCAAATTTGCATTTTCGGCTTTCATTAAAAGACCAATTTCAAATTTCAACTCCTTTGCAATTTCTTCATAATTAGCAATAATGATTTCTTGTAGTGTTTGTGTCAATATTGATGTCTGTAACCTTGATTCCATTTTTTTAGTCAGTTCGTTGAATTTACTTTCATAGGAATTGAACCATGTATCAGATTCATCGATAGTCGAAATTGCTTCTAGTGATATATCGAGTAAAAATGATATATCTTTAAATCTTTCAATGTTTACATTCAAAATATCGCTTGTAATCACTGTATCGATCTGTTCGGTGGTCACAGTTTTAATCAAATATTCTTGATTTTTCAAATCTTTAATCCAAATATGATATTTTTTTTCATTTGGTTTGAAAATAAAATTCACAACGTTTTTGTATTTTGATTCGAAAATTCCACGGAGAGTTTTTCCTGAGAAGAACTCCTTATCATCATAAATAAGAATTTTGGACCCCCTGCTCCTGGATTTATCTTCTGTAGTATTTCCTGTTCCTATGAGCATGAATAAATCTTTATTGAAAATATTTTCAGTATACAACAAGCAATGTATTCCTATTGTAAACAACCATTTGTCAACAGTTGCGATAAGATTTGTTTTGTCATTTAAATTGAATGCAAAAAACAATTGTGAAAAATCACCAAGTGCTTTCATTAACACAAGAAACGAAATTAGTTGATCATCTGTTAATTTTTCGCGAAGACGAAGTATATTTTCAGAAAGATTGTTTTGACCATGAATATATTTTTGAATATTATTAATTGAAAAGTCTCCATTTTGCCCTGTAGAAAACTCAAATCTATTAAATTGTTTTTTTGTTCCAATATTAAAGATATATTTTCTATTCACGAAGTTTTCATTTGTATTATCAGTAGATAGTTCGATATCAACATCATTAAGATGAAAATAGTTTTGCTTTAGTATTTTGATTGCATTATTGAATAATTGTATATCATTTGAATATCTATGAATCTCGTCTGCTTCCGTCGGAGACGGGTCAAAATATGTAGCAAGTGTTTTTCGAATCTTTTCGATATTGTGATTGTTATTATATACTTGATATGCCGAAACTGGTGTTGTATCTATAAATATATCACCATCTACGTTTATGTATTTGGTGTAATACTCTTTCAATGTATCTTCGCAAATAAACGATATCGGATTTTTTCGCGAATACTCTCCTACTAATCTCAAAAACATTACGGATTCAAAAGTAGAAATTCCAAATGGTCTTGTATCTTTTCTTGTGAATGTTGTATTTGCCTTTTGTAATAATTCGTCACTGTTTTGAAAATATTTTGCCACATTGTTGTCTCCTCCTACAGCAAAATCATGTAAATTATCAAGACAAAGCAGTATTTGTAGATTTGATTTTGCGTTGTTTTCGCTAGGAATATTGAAAACAATCTTTTTAATATCACCACCCAGCATTGTCGATAATCTCGCACTCATATTATTATAATTTGTAGATACAACTGGT